ATGTATAGCGAAGACGATATGCTTATGTTGTCGGGGATTCAGCATTTCAGGTTCTGTCCCCGGCAATGGGCTTTGATACACATTGAGCAGCAATGGGATGATAATCGCCTGACCATTGAGGGGAAGATTTTGCACAAGCATGTGGATGATCCGTTCTATAGGCAGAAGTGTGGCGACCAGATTACATTGCGTGCGGTGAATATTGCTTCGCATGAACTTGGTCTTTATGGCGTTTCAGATGCCATTGAGTTGCTTCCATCTTCATCTCTTGAAGACACAATTTTGCATCCTAAATATCCGGGACGATGGAAACCGGTGGTTGTAGAGTACAAGCATGGCAAACCCAAAAGGAATGAAGTGGATGAAGTGCAGTTGGCGGCACAAACGATGTGTCTTGAAGAAATTTACGCAATCCATATATCATATGGTGTATTCTTTTATGGAGAACTTCGACGTCGTGTGGATGTGAATATAACTGATGAATTGCGAGATATTGTCAGGCAATGTGCCAAGAATATGCATGAAATATTCAGCACGACAATTACCCCGAAAGCAGAATATGGCAAGCATTGCGATAAATGTTCGCTGAAAGATATTTGTATGCCAAAGATGGCTAGGGATTACACCTCGGTGGATGCTTATCTTAATAAAAACTTGTACCAATGAGAAAACTCTTGAATATTTTGTATGTGACAACGCCGGAAGCATACCTTAGTAAGGATGGGATGAATATCGTTGTTTCTGTCAAGCAGGAAGAATTGTTCCGTATTCCAGCCATTAACATAGAAGGTATTGTGACATTTGGATACATGGGGGCAAGTCCCGGTGTGATGAAATTGTGTAGTGACAATGGGATATCGCTTACATTTCTTTCTCCACACGGTCGATTTATCAGCAGGGTACAAGGTACAGTGAAGGGAAATGTATTGTTGCGCAAGAAACAATACCAATTGTCTGATGATGAATCGTGGTCATTGCATGTGTCACAACTGATGATTGGCGGTAAAATACAAAATTATCGTAATATATTGAGGAGATATATTCGTGATTATGGTGAAAATGAGGATGTCAATCGGGCGATATATGTATTGGAACATGCTAAACGTGATGTACTGGTGGCTCAAGATAAGACAACGTTAATAGGGTATGAAGGTATGGCTTCAAATGCCTATTTTGAAGTATTGCCTGTCTTGATACTTAATCAGAAAGTTGATTTCCCGTTTTATGGTCGTAACCGTCGTCCTCCTAAGGATGCAGTGAATGCTATGTTGTCTTTTGCTTATACTTTGATAGCTAATGATGTTTCTGCTGCACTCGAAACTATTGGTCTTGATCCATATGTAGGATTTCTTCATACACTTCGACCGGGGCGTACATCATTGGCTTTAGATATGATGGAGGAATTACGTGCTTATCTTGGAGATCGCTTTGTTTTGTCGTTGATTAACAAAAGGCAGATAACGGCTAAGGATTTTTTGTTTCAAGGTGATAATGGGGTTGTTATGACTGATAAAGGAAAGAAAATATTTATCTCTGCGTGGCAGGGTAGGAAACGGGAGATGATAATTCACCCTTATCTTAATGAAAAGATAGAAATAGGACTTCTGCCTTATGTACAAGCTATGTTGATGGCAAGATATATTAGGCAAGATATTGATAATTATCCAGTGTTCCTAATAAAATGATTTGTAATTATGTACATTCTTATAACTTATGATGTTGATACTACGAGCAAAGAAGGGGCACGTCGTTTGAGGTGTGTGGCTAAAGCCTGTATGGATTATGGACAAAGGGTACAGAATTCAGTCTTTGAGTGTAAGGTGACAGAAGCACAATATTGTCTCTTGAAAGAACGAATCAAAAGTCTTATTGATATGTCTCTTGATAGTATTAGATTTTATGTTCTCAGTAAAAATGAAAATAATAGAGTGGAAGTGGTAGGTGTTGAGACTGCTTATAAAATAAATGATACTCTTATTATATAATGTTTGCGAATATGTAGTGTTACAAAAAAAATAGTAATTTCGCAGGTGTTAAAAATCAGTAGATTAATTTATTTATAGAGCAGTTTTGGGTTGTGAAATCGAAAAAGTAGTAACGATTCGCATAATAATTGATTAAACTTGCTGGCTGATAATATGTTATCCAGCATAGGGTCACACCTCATGTAGGTGTGTGGATTGAAACAATAATTATGTGTCTATATCCTAAACTCATACCGTCACACCTCATGTAGGTGTGTGGATTGAAACAGAGGAAAAGTATTATGCTCCGCTGGAATAGGATGTCACACCTCATGTAGGTGTGTGGATTGAAACAAACTAGAACATCATGTGTATACAGGACCAGTAAGAGTCACACCTCATGTAGGTGTGTGGATTGAAACTCCACAGGCTGCTGTTACATAACGTAACCTTTCGTCACACCTCATGTAGGTGTGTGGATTGAAACAAGAAGTAATAAGTAACAGTGCAAGCCAAGACGAAGTCACACCTCATGTAGGTGTGTGGATTGAAACTAAAAAGGAGGGCTAAACCATGGCAATACAAAAGTCACACCTCATGTAGGTGTGTGGATTGAAACTCCACGTACTTAGACATAGTACGCTCAAATACCTGTCACACCTCATGTAGGTGTGTGGATTGAAACCTCGCTACCTTTACGCACATAAACTACTTGTTGAGTCACACCTCATGTAGGTGTGTGGATTGAAACTATAGCTACAGTTCTTAATTGGTAACAAGGCAAAGTCACACCTCATGTAGGTGTGTGGATTGAAACTTCAAGATGCTCATGACGGCGGATACCAACACCGCAGTCACACCTCATGTAGGTGTGTGGATTGAAACATAGGAACAAGGTATTTAAAAAACAAATTTAAAAGTCACACCTCATGTAGGTGTGTGGATTGAAACTTTTCCTCCAGCAACAACGCATTCAGCGCTTCCTGTCACACCTCATGTAGGTGTGTGGATTGAAACGAGATACTTTCCTGCCGTGTACACTGTTTCCAGCGTCACACCTCATGTAGGTGTGTGGATTGAAACGTGATTATCTCGTTGTCTTGACTTCCGTCGTTTTGTCACACCTCATGTAGGTGTGTGGATTGAAACTTACCGGATCAACCCCAGTAGTTATTACAACCGTCACACCTCATGTAGGTGTGTGGATTGAAACCTTATTGTACGTTGGCAGATTTGCATAATGCTTGTCACACCTCATGTAGGTGTGTGGATTGAAACTAATCGTTGGTGGAATATGCAAGCTCCTTTGACGTCACACCTCATGTAGGTGTGTGGATTGAAACTCCTTCCCAACCGATATTGTTCAACTGGATATTGTCACACCTCATGTAGGTGTGTGGATTGAAACTGTTAATCAAGTCGTGAGAGAATTGCCAGCTCTGTCACACCTCATGTAGGTGTGTGGATTGAAACTCCTTGACATGAGAAGTGAAATGAAAAAGCGGGGGTCACACCTCATGTAGGTGTGTGGATTGAAACAGATATGCAGATGCCATCGAAAAGACGGCATTCGGTCACACCTCATGTAGGTGTGTGGATTGAAACATTCGCAATCTGATAATTTTCATATAGACCCACCGTCACACCTCATGTAGGTGTGTGGATTGAAACTTTACCATGATTCCATATCTGCTATTTCTGTTATAATGCTAGTTGACTATTGGGTGGGTAAGATTCCTAATTATTCTTTTACGCTTCTTATGGCAGAGGGAATATACAGTACTTATTCGCATATTTCTTTCATCTCCAATTTTAAGCGGATTATTTGATTTTTGTTATTATTTATAACTAGCTGTTTTTTGTTTGCTATAAAAGTAATTAAAATGATTCAGATTATCAAAGAAGATGTTTTTCAGTATGTATAGTTAAAAGAGTAGTTCTTATAATTTCTCTTCTCTTTATAATTTTCTCCCTCTCTCACCCCCTCAAACTCTTATAGATGAGAATAAATTGAAGCGTAGAGATTGCACCGGTAGTAAATGGTGCACATAAGCTTCAAACAAGATTAAACAATTTCCGGGTTGACCCCAATACTTAGAAGATCATTGGGCGATTCAATTCGAAGGATAGCAGCGGTATCGGTAATTATCACAGCTACAGTCTGGGTAATGAAAGTATGACAGCCTATCAAAGAGCCAAGTCAGGACGAAGAGTCTTGATAACGGCTCTTTATTTTTTTCTTCTCCTTTTCTTTACACTTCTTCCTCCCCCTCTCTTCACCTTAAACCCTTATATATGACAAGAATAAGAAATAAGAATAAAAGACAAGAGAACAAGAACATATTATTAACCAACAACAAAAAGCAAGAGAAAAATGAAACATTTAATGAAAGGAATCAGAATCGCAGCATACATTGCTGAGATCATCGTGGCAGGTTCAACTATTGTGGAACTTGTAGAGAAGTATAGTGGTAGGAGCAAACGTAAATCCGCCGCAAGTAAAGTTGATACAGGCAATGTAGCAACTGAAAACCCATAGAAACGTCTAGTGAATGGATTATGATAATGCACAGGACGTAATTATAACTATCCTTGAGGTAACAACATCCATACTCAAGGGAATAAAGAAGCTAAGAGGAATATTTGTAAAAGCAAAGAAATAAACCTCTTGGCTTTTTCTTTTATCGGATTTTATTAACCAATTAAAAACTATAAAAATATGGAAACTACAAGAGAACTGTCTGTCGTTCCACAACAAGGAATGATGACAAAAATGGGCATAATCAACCCAACCTTTATCGAAGATGCAGTAATTGTATCGGAAAAGAAACAGGAGAAAGAACATCCCAATTTTATTGAATCAAACACTTCAGGCATTACACTTGAAGAACTGGAAACGAACTGTATTGTACCCAGCTTTGGAGACAACCAGCTTACAATCAGCCACCAGACTTTTATACACCGTATTGAGGAGGCGGCAAGCATATTTTTTGCAGGAGAAACTTTCGGTAATACGGAAATCAGAGTCTCACACAAGATTTTAGGCAGACATCCTTCCGCACTGACAAAAAGGAAGGAAGAACTCAAACCTGAAGACGAAACCATCTATTATCAGAGGATGGCATTCTGTTTTCATATCCGAACCATATGTCGGGAAATGAACGGTGAGGAAGTGCATCTTTGTATCGGCGGCGTAAGAAGCCTGAACGAAGAGAACCTGTACGGAAAAAAATCCCCTGAAAAATTTAAAATCTTTATCGGATGGAGAGTCAGGGTATGCAGCAATCTTATGCTGACATGTGACGGCTTGACAGGACGTCTGGAAGTGATGGGCGATACGGATATCTATATAGCCGCCCTAAAACTGTTCCGGGAATTCAACCCCGAACAAAATTTGAGACTTCTTGAGAATCTGGGAAGAACGATGATTTCACAGGAACAATTCTGCCAGATAATCGGACGTTTACGGCTTTACCAGGTTTTACCGGCATCACAGATGAAAGAATTGCCGAAAGTTATCTTAGGTGATTCAAACATCAATGCAGCCACCAAAGGCTATATTGACAACCCTAACTTCGGCTTACGCGGAAGAGCAAAAATTTCATGCTGGGACCTGATGCAACTTCTTAACGAGGCAGCCAAACAGTCCTATATTGACAAATTTCTCGAAAGGAATCAGAACGCCACAGACTTTGCAGTGGGCATTCAGAAAGCCTTGAGAGGAGAAGACACTGAAAATTACGGATGGTTCCTAGGATAGACAGGGACATCCCAAAATCCTATGAAGGGAGAAAGATCTAAAAATAACAAACAAGGTCTTTCTCCCTTTTTTTGTTGAATTAAAATCAGAAAGGAGAAAAACATATGAAAATAACATGCATACAGGACATATACAAATGTGACACTTGTAAATCAGCACTAGACGAGCACGGAAGGAATTGCAGGCATGGGATATTGTTCCCCCTGCTTCTTTTAATGGGAAACTTTAAAAAGTGCATGAATTATGAATTTGATGCGGAGAAGATGGAACTTCAGTTGCTAAGAAAAGAAAATGAACGGACAGGGCACACCGGTGAGTAAAACGGGAATGGTTCTGAATAAAATGGAAAGGAATAAAGTATGGCACATTACACCTTCGATATAATCAAATATACCTTAATTACCGAAGAGGGGGAAACGTATAAGGACTTCATAGAAATGATGCCCTCGCTGACGGTACAAGCAACAAATTATATTGCAGCCACTTTAAAAGCCGAAAAGGCATATCCGTCAGATAAATATGTACACCAGCTCATTGATACTGACGCAGAAAAATGGCCGTTCAATGCAACTATATTTTAACTAAAAACGAATCAGAAAGAAAAATGGAAAGATTTGAAATTGAAAACAGCAGAGAGTTCAAGGCGGCACAGGAATTGGCAAGGGCCTTGAATGATTACGGGTGGAATGAAAAACGATTCGCACTTGCAACGACAACATTTCACCAAACCCTACAACAGACATTATTCAGGACTATTGTAGAGATATTGAAAGTGTATGCAGATCCTCAAAGAAGGACGGACCTAAGAAATGAAGCATCAAAAAAAGGTGCAAAAAAGTTAATGGAAGTGCTGGAAGAACTACATATTCCATTCATTTGAGAGACGGTTGAAACATACCAGAATTATATCTGAGGAGGATATCACAATCAACGTGGTGTCCTCCTTTTTTATTTACCAACATTTTAAAACAAGAAAGATTATGTTATACTACAAATTTAAAAATTATGAAGAATTCAAGGACATGTTTGGAATTATCAAGCATGGAAACGGGGTATGCAGCAGAAAAAACAAGATACTGCTGGCATATATCAGGAACAAGAGATTACTACATGAAGCAATAGAGACAAACAACTATACGCTGCTTCATATTTCCTCAATGGCGGAACTGAAGAAGACCATTACCCGGACAATAATTATAAGCGGGCACTCAGATATGTCATTGCGTTATGTTCTGGAGCTGGACGGATACTTCTTTTACTCCAGGAACTTTGAAACGGACGAACTGAAAGGGCTGTGTAAAGACGGGGATACCAGATCAATCCGCTACATTAACCATGAAAACGGAGGAAAGGTGTTTAAAATGAAAGCGGGGAAACTCTACCGTTCCCTTATACTGGAAACAGAATTCGGCAGAACCCTCCCTGAACAGGTAGTGACTTATCTGTGCGAAGAATTCTCGGCGGACTGGCAAGGGTATACTCACGGCAGGTTACCGAAGAATAAACTACATGTTGACAAAGACTTTGAGAGAATCTATTCATCAGACTGCTGTAAAGGAGATTTTCATTCCTGCATGGTAGACAGGAAACTGCATTATTTCTATACGAATTCAGTCGATGCAAGCGCGGCATACCTGATCAATGAAGAAGGAAAGGTGACAGCAAGGTGTGTCATCTACAACAGGGTTACAGACCAGAATGGAAAAATATGGAGACTGGCGGAAAGACAATACGCTACCGATGAGAACAATTCCCTCAAACGTGCTTTAATAGATGCTCTGATAAAGGGGGGACACATTGACGGTTACAAGAAAGTCGGTGCCGGATGTGGTGATTCAAGGGCTTTTGTTGACCTGGAGGAGAATTCATTGTCAGACAGGAAATTCAGAATAGAATGTGACCTGGACTGGGATGACACGCTAAGCTACCAGGATTCATTCAAGTGGTACAATGAATCTAAAGGAACGGCGGACAATTATGGAAGTGGCGACATCGCACTTGATATTACTGACGGTTCTTTGAATGGTGAGGAGGAATACGATGATTTCCATGAATACAATTGTCGTGAAACCACCACCGTATATTATCATGGACAGGAATATTATTGTGATGTAGAGAATCTGGGAGAATTTACATGGATAGAGAAACTGGAAGAATACCACCATGACTCCGACGTACTATCATGCTCCGAATGTGAAGAGGATTTCCTGAAAGAGGATAAATACTATTCAGACATAACGGAGAAGGACTATTGCTGTGAAGAATGCCGGAAGAAAGCGGAACAAGAGTACAAAAAGGAAAACTGGCATTATTCCGACTATGATGAGGAATACTACGAGCATGCAGGAGACATAACCATATACCGAATATGGAACAATGTCCTCTGTGAATATGAGATAAAGACAATATCCGTAGAGTCAGCACAAAGACTGCTGGAAGCGGAAGAACTTCATAAATTGAACGGCAAACTTTATGACGGGATAGATGAAAAAACAGGACTGCCTTATGCATACGAGATGAATGAAATAAATGTTTAACCCACAAAAAAAATAAAAATTATGGAATTGCTTAAGAAATTATACAAGGTTTATAGCCCGAGCGGAAAAGAACGGGCGATGATTAAGTGTATATGGAATTATACCAAGAGAATTCCCGGTACCAAAGTTGAAACAGACACGGCCGGGAATTTGTATATAACAAAGGGGGAAGCGGAATCATACCCCTGCATTGTAGCGCATCTCGACCAGGTACAGAGGTTACATTCAAAGGATTTCCTGCCTATTGAAACGGGAGAAATCATATTCGGTTACAGCTCCCGGAATAAAAGACAGGAAGGACTCGGAGCCGATGACAAGAACGGGATATGGATAGCACTCAAATGTTTGAAAAGGTATGACACTTTAAAACTGGCGTTCTTTGTCAGTGAAGAGACAGGATGTGTAGGCTCTGGAAAAGCGGTGATGGATTTTTTTTATGACTGCCGCTTTGTTATACAGCCTGACAGACGGGGTTATCAGGACATTGTTACAGAAATCGGCTGGACCTCACTATGTTCTCCCGAATTCCTAAAAACTGCCGGATATAAGAAGTTCGGATACAAGGAAATACATGGAATGATGACGGACGTGCAGGAACTAAAGGAACGGGGGCTTCAGGTCAGTTGCATCAATCTCAGCTGTGGATATTACGAACCACATACGGACCATGAGTTTACGATAAAGAAAGACCTCATGAACTGTCTGTCACTGGTAGAGCATATCATTGAGAATTGTACAGAACCTTATCCTCACCAACCTGAGATACCAGCAAGACGATGGAGGAGTTATGATGAATTTGACGAAGCTGTAGACGAAATATTTGCCCTGCTCGATCAGGGGGAGTTATGGAGCGCAGAAGACCTCTATTATATGTACCACTCCGTTTTCCCGGAACTGGATATGGAGGATTACAGGAGAATATATACTGAATATTATAACTTAAATACAATTGAATATGGAGAACAAAAATTATGATCTGAAACTGGCAGGATATATATGGTCAATCTTAAAGACACAACCCATTGTTGTAATGTCGTGGGGAGTAGATATGGACACGATAAAACCGGTCGAAGGAGGACTGGAATTTCATGTACAGGGATTCATACATACAGGAATGGTGCGGATCATTCTCGATGAAGGAAAGGATCTCTTTGAAGTACATCTTATCCCCGATTCTGAAGGAGAAGAAAAAATAATAGAAGACGTTTATCTGGACATGCTTGTTTCTGTGATAGACGAGAATATAGAAAAAACGGATGATTATGAAAAAAGGATTTCTGATACATACGATATTATAAGGTAATAGGGAATCTTTGAGATATTCAGAATTTAAAAAGATGGCTTTCTGTGAAAAAGTAGAGTTTATAGGAACTTGAAATCTCATGGAAAGCCCTTTTTTATGCAATAATGTGAATGGTTTCATAGATTAGACGACCATCTAGTTAGCGGAACTACTGTTAAAACTATTAAAATTTAAATTCCATGAACAATCAATATATTGCTTATCTTCGGGTAAGCACACAGAAACAAGGATATTCAGGATTGGGACTTGAAGCACAAAGGGAAATTATACAGAAATATCTTCGTGACAAAACTCCGGTTGCTGAATTTGTTGAAATTGAATCAGGCCGAAAAAAGGACAGGCCTAAACTTAAAGAAGCATTGAGTCTTTGCAGAAAAACAGAAGCGACACTGATCGTTGCCAAATTGGATCGGTTGGCAAGAAATGTTTCCTTTCTGTCAAATCTTCTGGAGAATGATGTGGAGATCGTGTTTTGTGATTTTCCACAAGCCAATAAAATGGTGTTGCATATCCTGTCGGCAATCTCACAATACGAAGCGGAACTGATAGCGGCAAGAACAAAATCCGCCCTACAGGCTAAGAAGGCAAGAGGCTTCAGGCTGGGTAATCCGGAACACTTAATGGACAAACATGAACAGGCAATTCAGAACAGTATCAGAACCTGCAGGGAGAAAGCGGATAACAATCCCAATAACAGGAGAGCTGTCGCCATGTTGCGTACATTAGTAAAAGAGGAACATACTCTGCAGGAGATAGCGGATATTCTTAATAAAGAAGGATTTGTAACGTCTAAAGGATACAGGTTTTACAAATCAACGGTTTACAAATTAATCAGAAGGTATAATCTGAAACAAGAAAGTTTATGATCTGTTATATGATAATCAATGGCAACATGAGTTTTAGGTAATAGAAAATCTTTATAAGAAGAGAAGCTGAGGGATGCCCCGGCTTCTTTTTTTTCTTTCTTCATCGGGTAAGTCGGAGACGGAGAGTACATGTATATGATACATAGCCGAAGGATGAAATAAAAAGCTTACAAAAAATGTACTTCTATTATAAAATGTACACGACTTGCACACTTTTTTATAACACTTTTATTTCCTTCCAGGAGTTATGTATGTCATTACTCACTCCGTTCACTTACTCTTCGCCTTCGGCTAACCCCAAGAAATAAAAATGCCGTCAATCTTATATATGCAGATGTCGGAAATCTCGGAATTGTCGGGATTATACTCCTAATACGATACTGGCATCAATATTCAATTTCCGACTGCTCTCACGGGCTACTTTTAAGGTCGGTTCGCATTTACCGGAAATATAGTCACTTGAAGCATGAAGGACTTACACCGATCAGTTTGGCCAGGGATTTTTTTATACTTTCCATTTTGTATGGAGTTGCTGGAGAATGCTTGTCCGGAATGAGGTCACGAAAGGATATGCAGACAGTGAGCCTGATGTGTATAGGCGACACGGCAGTTCAATGTACACAGGCTTATTATGAAGACAGTCTTTAATGTGTATGGTAAGTGGATATCGTCCGATACAGGACAGTTTGATAGTGTTTCCTAAAACTATGTATCAGACTGTGACGAATGACAATACCATCATCCTGAAGAAGAAGTTTTGTGGGTTAGGCTTGCAGGTAGAATTTTGTTATCCAGGCGGTCGGCATGTTGGGGTAGGAATAAGCTGTAATTTGATTATGTGGTAATGAAAAAAGGAAATATAATACGCTAGTATTTGTAGATTACTTCTCTATTATTTTTTACAGCTAAATTATTTTTGGATATTTCACATATTATTTATAGTTTCGTATTTATATTTTAATCTCATCTTATGATGTAACTTATCTAAATTATATTGAAGGTATGAAATATATATGTTTATTTCTTTTTGTGTGTATTTCAATAATATCCAAAGCACAAACTTTAATTCTATCAGAAAATGATTCTACGGTTATGACAGAATATAATGATGGAAATCTTTGGGCATATAGAAATGTGAATGGCTTTATTGTTGGCCTT